GGCAGTGCGAGCGGAAAGACGATAGAGGAAATCTTAGAGGAAGCGGAAAGCGGTGGAGCAGATGCCGAAGTATGACGTTTTACGGGACGGGAAGAAATACATTGAAGCGTTCCTGCGCATCAAGACGAAAGAAAACAAGATTGTTCCGTTTCGTTTGAACTCTGCGCAAAAGCGGCTTTATGACTGCATCAAAGAGCAGCAGGCAGAGGGCAAGCCGATCCGCATTATCATTTTGAAAAGCAGGCAGATGGGCTTTTCCACGCTGACGGAGGCGTTGATTTATTACAAAACAGCGACCAGAAGCAACGTGAACAGCTTCATCATCACGCACAAGGACGAGGCGACAACGAACCTTTTCAACATGAGCAAGCTATTTCAGGAAAAGAACCCTGCAAGACCGCTTTTGAAGAACAGCAACGCCAAGGAATTGATTTTTGAAAACCCCACGAAGAACCCGCGCGAAAAAGAGCGGCTTCCCGGACTGAAAAGCAAGATAAAATGTGCAACGGCAGGGGGCAAGGGTGTTGGGCGAAGCGACACCTTAACGAATGTGCATGCTTCGGAGCTGGCGTTCTGGCCCGGAGAGATTGCGGAGACCTATTCCGGACTGATGCAGGCGGTGCCTGCGACAAGGGACAGCATGGTTATTATCGAAAGCACGGCGAACGGATTCAACTTTTTCAAAAGCATGTGGGATGACGCGGTAGCCGGAAGAAACGACTATATCCCCTTCTTTGCGGCATGGTTTGAGATGGACGAATACCGCAGGGACTACCACGGGGAGCAGCTGACGGAGGAGGAAGAAGCACTCAAGACCGCTTTTGGCTTGGACAACGAGCAGCTGATGTGGCGCAGGTGGTGCATCCGGAACAACTGCAACAATGACATGGATCTATTCCACCAAGAATACCCTTCGACACCGGAGGAGGCATTTATTGCAACGGGTGCAGGGGTATTTGACAACCGTGCAATTATCATACGGCTGCGGACGATGGAAGAAGCCCCCAGAAGGGGACGCTTCACCTACACAGAGGCACAGGAGAGGCTTGACCGTATTCTTTTAAAGGAGCGGCATTTTACCGAGGACGAAAAGGGGGAGATTCTTCTTTTCAAGGAGCCGGAGCAGGGCAGACCCTACACGCTGGGCGGCGACACGGCAGGAGAAGGGAGCGATTCCTTCACGGTGCAGGTGATTGACAACATTACAGGGGAGCAGATGGCGCGGCTGAAATGGCAACGCTGCGACGAGGACACCTATGCAAAGCAGGTCTACTGCTTAGGGCGATATTACAATGACGCACTGGCGGCGGTGGAGACGAACTTTTCCACGCACCCACAGAAGGTATTGGAATACTTACACTACCCGAAGCTTTATGTGCGGGAGATTTACGACAACTACGAGGGCAGGCTGCGGAAAAGCTTCGGCTTCCAGACGAACGGGCTGACACGGCCTGTACTGGTGGCAACGATGCAGGAATTCATGCGGAGCAACCTACATCTGGTGCATGACAGGGACACCCTGCAAGAAATGCTTTGCTTCATTCGCAACGAAAAGGGGAGAGCGGAGGCGGAACAGGGCGAGCATGACGACCTTGTGATGGCTTACGGGATTGCATTGATGGCGAGAGCGAGCGGACAGCAGCGGATGGATGTGCCGGAAGAAAAGAGGGAGAAGAAAGCGAAATGGACGGCGGATATGTGGGAGGACTACAGAAACGCCGGAGCGAAGGAAAAGGAATACCTGAAAGAAAAATGGGGCGTGCCATGGTAGCGAGGGGGTGATGGATTGAAATATGTGATGCCCATTGAGGACAGGAAGATGGTGGGCGTGATTGGGGACTATCTCAGGGAGCGGAACGAGAGAGACTATGTGCTATTTATGACGGGGGTCTACCTTGGGCGCAGAATCAGCGATATTTTGCAATACAGGGTACGAGATCTGAGAGGAAAAGACCGCATTGCCATTGCGGAGCAGAAAACAGGGGAGACAATCCTATTACCCATCAACCCACATTTGCAAAAAATATACAGGGATTTTTTCAAGGGAAAGAAGGACTATGAATTTGCGTTCCGCAACAGCAGGAGCAAGCAGAACACGCCGATTTCCAGAATACGGGTATGGCAGATTCTGAACGAGGCGGCGGACGCGGTGGGTTACAAGGAAAGCCTGAGCTGCCACACGCTTAGAAAGACATTCGCCTACTGGCTTTACATGGACACGGGGGGCGACATTGTGATGGTGCAGGAGGTGCTGGGACACAGCGACCCGAGCATTACGAGAAGATACATCGGGATTGACCAGCAGAAGAAGGAGAAGGCAATCAACGGATTACATTTTTAATTTTTAAATTTGGAAAGGAGGGGACAGCTTGGACGGGAAGAAAAAAGCGCAGGGAAAGCTGCCGCTGTGGCAGGAGAGACTACGCAGAAACAGCGCAGCGATGCGAGAGGAATTTGACCGCATGGACAAGAGAACCGCCCTTTACAACGGGACGCGAGAGATTGACAAGGTGCCAAACGCGAAAAGCCAAGGCACAGCACAGGCAAGCGGCGTGCGAAACATTGTGGCGGAGCTGATGGAGGCACAGGTGGACAGCAGCTTTCCCATGCCGAAGGTGACGGCAAGAAGGCAGGAGCATGAGGAGCTGGCGAAAACGCTGGAGGACTTCCTGCGGAACGAAACAGACCGCCTGCCATTTGAAATGCTGAACGACATGGACGAGAGAATCACACCCATTCAAGGGGGAGACATCTTCCTTGTGGAATGGGACAGCAACAGACACACCCACGAGACGAGAGGGGAGCTTTGCGTGAGCCTGCTGCACCCGAGGCAAGTGATTTTTCAGGACGGGGTAAACGAAATCAACGACATGGACTTTATCATTGTGCAGATGGGAATGTCGAAAAAGCATGTAAAGGAAAAATACGGCGTAAGCGTGGATGACGAGACGGAGAGCGACCCCCAGAGCAGAGGCGGCAGAAACACGGCCGAGGACGTTGTGACCGTCAATTTCGGGTATTTTAGAAACGAAAAGGGCGGCATCGGGCGTTACACATGGGTGAATGACATGGAGCTGGAGGACTTGGAGGACTACCAGGCAAGGAAGATGAAACGCTGCACGAAATGCGGGGCGGATATGACAGGCTTGGACAGCTGCCGACACTGCGGCAGCACGCAGGCGGAGGAATACGACAGCGACGAGATGGAGCTTTTCGAGGACATTGAGACGCGAAACGGCGTGATCCCCATGATGACGGAGGAAGAAACATACCCCGATGGCGGAAACGGCTTGATGATGGACGAGTTCGGGAACGCTTACGAGGCTGAGCCGATGACGGTTGAGGTGCCGACAAGGATTCCGAGATATAAGCCGGACATTTACCCGATTGTGATACGCAAGAATGTGAGCAGCTGGGGGAAGGCACTTGGCGACAGCGACATTGACAAAATTATGGACCAGCAGAACATGATTAAGAAATGCGACAGCAGGATTCAGGAGAAGCTGGACAAGGGCGGCAGTATTTTCACCAGAAGCGAAAAGACAGAGGTTTCCAAGACGGACGAACAGCTGAGAGAGGTTATCTTTCATGGGGCGGACGAGGCGAACCTTTTCGGGGTACATAATTTACAGGTGGACACGAGCCAAGACCAAGCCGTTGCAGAAGCGAACTACGAGCAGGCGCGGCGCATTTTAGGGATTACGGACAGCTTTCAGGGCAGACCCGACCGCACGGCAACCAGCGGCACGGCAAAGCAGATTGCGGTGGCGCAGAGTGCCGGCAGACTGGAAAGCAAGCGCATTATGAAAAACGCAATGTATGCGGATTTGTATGCTGTGATGTTTCGCTTTCTTTTGGCTTACAGCGACGAGCCACGCAGCGTGCGGCACAACAACATTGACGGCAGCACAACCTACAGCGAATTCAACAAATATGACTATCTGGCGCAGGATGCGGCCGGGGAATGGTACTGGCTGGACGATTTCCTATTCAGCGTAGACAACACCTCAAGCCTTGCAGGGAACAGAGAATCTATGTGGCAGGAGATCCGCATGAATTTGCAGACGGGGGCATTCGGCGACCCGGCAGACCCTGAGACGCTGATTCTATTCTGGGAGATGATGGCAGGGCAGCACTACCCCGGCGCGGCGGAGATTCGGGAGAGACTGGAGAAAAAGAGACAGGAGCAGCTGGCGCAGATGCAGACGCAGCAGATGCAGACGCTTCCACCGGGGGCACAAACACAGATGCCGCAGGGGGCAGAGTCTATGGGCGTGCCGGACATGGCGGTGGAGGATGCAAGCGGCAGTGCGATGGAGATGATGTTGTAGTGGAAAGCAAAAGGAGGTGCTTTGAATGGAATGTAAAGAATGTGGCGTAGAGCTGATGATCAGCGACAGAGGGAAGCTGCTGTTTGAAAATGACGACAGGGCAGACATGCCGACAAGGGCTTACTATATCTACAAATTCAAATGCAGAAACCCTGCATGCGTGAACTATGACAAGGAGGTTCACGAGGAGAAGGTTTATATTGACTAAAAATCTTTCCGGAAACGGGAGGTTTTTATATTGCGCCATGCGCAGCGTAATAATGCGTAGACAGGAATTTTTTACAAAGGGAAAGGGGGTGAACGATATGAGAAAGCATGGAAACGGGCTGGAAGTTGGTAGAGCCGGCACGATGGAAGTGAAGGCAACAAAGGGGGCTGAAAGCACAAAGGCACCCAAGAAGCAGACAGGCGGCGACCTGAGAAGTAAATCGAAATGAGATTTTGACTTAGGGGACAGAGGAATGAACAGAGCAGTTCCGGCGCAAGATTGAAACTGCCTGTTCTCCTCGGCGAAAAGGAGGAAAGCAGAATGGACGGATTGGACGGATATAACGAGGATTTCTGGGGCGAGGACTTCTTGGAAGGCGAGGAAGGCGCAGAAACAGAAGTAGAGACAGAGGGCACGGAAGGCACGGAAGGTACGGAAGGTACGGAAGGTACGGAGGGTGCGGAAGGTGCAGAAGGCGCAGAGGGCGGCGAGGGCGGAGAGCCTGCGGACGATGACGAGGAATTCAGCCCCGACCTTTTGGCACGCATTGAGGCGGAAACGCAGAAAAGGGTGGATGCGAGCATTGCAAGGCAGTTTGAGGGGATTTTGAACCCCTACACGAACCAGCCGATTTTGACAGAGGCAGACCTGACCGCTTACCGCAGTGCATTTGCGGCAGAGGAGCAGAGACAGCAGCTGGAGGAAATGGGCGTTTCCAAGGAGGTTTTGGACAACTACATTCAGAACCACCCTGCCATGCAGCAGGCACAGCAGGTGATCCACCAGCAGGAGCAGCAGGCGGCGAACGACTTTATGGCGAAGGAATTTGAAGCGATGAAGAAGGAGTTTCCGGACTGCGGACTGGAAAGCCCCCAGCAGCTGAACGAGACAGAGGCAGGCAGACGCGCCTTGCAGATGTGGGCAAACGCCCCCGGCATTACGCTTGCGGATGCCTACGCGGCAACGCACAGAAGGGAAATCAGCAAGAAGCAGAGCGCAGCGGCAAAGCAGGCTGCCATGAATGAAATGAACAGCAAGGGACACCTGCGCCAGACGAAGGGAAGCACCGCAAAGGGAGATGTGCCGGCAGAGATTGCGGCGGAATACAAAAAATATTTCCCCAATGCAACGCATGAGGAAATTGCGGAAATGTACAGAAAAAATTGTGAGAGTACGGAATGAAAAGGAGTGAGAGAACATGTTTAAAGTAAAAGACAGACAGAACAGCTGTGTAGAGCCTTTTGAGTTTTTGCCTGCGAAAAGCGGCGAGGTCTACGCCCTGGGCGAGGCACTGACCTATACGAACGAGGTGACAAAATGCGCGGCAACGGCGAAGCCTACACACATTTGCATGGGCCCCGGGGACGGAAACGTGGTTCCCGTGATGCCTGTGCTGGCAACGACAAGATTTGAAGCACCATATGACGCAAAGCCTACGGCAGGGACAGCGGTGACACTGGGCACGGCAGGGCTGAGCGTGACAGCGACCACGACAAGCGGCGTATTTACTATCACAGATGTGGACGAAGCAAACGGAACAGCTTGCGGCTTTTTTAAGTAAGCGGATGAGCCACTAAATCAAACATAAGGGATGCAGTCAGAGGATGACTGCTTTTTTATTGCAAAAAAAGGAGTGAACTACATGAGCGGAATTATTTTTTCTCAGGCGAGCGGCCTGAACGACAGCGTTTTCGGCAAGAGTCAGGAGCCTATTAAAAGCATGATTACAGCCGGCGTAGAAAGTTTTGAGGAAACCAGCCTGCTGAGCAAGATTTTCTACATGGACAAGACAAAGAACTTTGCGGAGAAATATGCAACCATGACCTCTCTTGGCAACTTTCAGGATGTAGGCGAGAACGGCGCGACACCACAGGACAGCTTTCAGGAGGGCTTCTGCAAGGTGATTGAACCCAGCACATGGAAGCTGGGCTTTTCCATCACTGCGGAAATGATGGAGGACAACAAAATCGGCGATATCAGCAATGCGGCGAAGCGTTTTACCACAAGCTACGGCAGAACGAGAGAGCAGTTCGGCGCAGCACTGCTTTCCAACGGACACAAGTCAAAAATGAAATGGGGCAAAAAGGAATACAGCATTACCTGTGCGGACGGCAAGCCCTTCTTCTTCAAGGAGCACCCCAGCAAGGTAGGCGGCGTTTCGCTGAAGCAGAGCAACCTGTTCAAAGGGGCATTCAGCGTGCTGACACTGGACGCGGTGCAGGAGGCTATGCAGGACTTCAAGGATGACAAGGGCAACCTCTTGAACGTGAAGCCCGACACCATCATCATCCCCAACAGCGGTCCTCTGAAAAGAGCGGTTCTGGCGGCGGTTGGCAGTGAGCTTGACCCCAGAACGAGCAACAATGCTTGGAACTTCCAGTGCGGCTTGTGGAACGTGCTGGTATGGGCGGAACTGCCTAAGACCATCGGCGGCAAGCCTTACTTCATTCTGATGGACAGCGACTACATGCAGCAGTACGAATGCATGCCTTGGCTGGACAGGATCAAGCTGAAAGTGGACAGCTACATCGACCACAACACAGATGCCAATGTATTCAAGGGCAGAAGCAGATTTGCGGCAGGCTTCAACAACTGGAGAGGTGCGGCACTCTGTGGCGAAGGTTTAACCGGAGGCACAGATTTGACAACGCTGGTGTGAGCTGACGAAGGAGGCACGGGCGCATGAGCATTACTTGGAAGGAATTACAGGAAACGTGCCTGCGGAAGATGGACAGCTTGGACGGGGTGGCTCTGACGAAGGACAGCAACAATGCAGCATACCTTTATGGTATGCCTGCCGCCGCCAATGAAGCCCTGATGCTTTTGGCAACGAACGGGAGATACTGGAAGAAGCTGCTGACAATTACGCAGAAAAAAGGGGAGACCGCCACAGAGGGAGAGCCTTTGGGCGGTTTTCTTGCCTACGACCTGCGGCAGCTGGCGGAGGGCTTTTACTGCATTGACAAAATCAAGCGGGCAAGCGGCACAGAGTACGGCACCTATTCAGGCTATTTGATGGAGGGTGACCATGTGCTGCTGCTGCCGGCAGAGGACGAAGGGACGTTCCGCATTTGGTACAACGCATACCCCACGCGGATTACGGCGGAAACGGCGGCAGACTTTCCCATTGACCTGCACGAGGAGGCGGCGCATTATGTGGCGCACTACATGGCAGGGCAGCTATACAAGCATGACGACATCAGCATTGCACAGATTTACATGAACGAATTCTTTGAATGGATGGAGCGGCTTGCGGAAAGCGGACGAAAGGCAGACGGCAGGAACGCCGGCAGCGGCGGATGGGTAAGCGTGAAGGGGTACTACTGAGCCGCTAAGCGGCTAACTTGAAAGCGGGATTTTGACTTGTGGGACAGAGGAGTGATAAGAAATGGGGAGATTCAGTGTACCTTCCTCTCCTGCCAGAAACGTGGTGAAGATTGAGACCTTCAAGGGGGTTGACCTAAACAGCAGCCCCAGCAATGTGGAGATTACCCGA